CAATTAGTCAGTATTCATCATTATGAGACACTTGAACTCAGAGACAACAAAAACCAACTGATTTTACCAGCTGGTTTGGTAGTTGATGCAGATTTCAATATGGAATACTTATCTGGTGGTCAAGTTAAATCAACAAATAGTCTTGTAGATGGAAGACCAATTAGAGCAGTAACGTTCTTTGACTACGAAAATGATCTAAATGATCAAAAAAGGAATATAAATGTTCTTAAACAAGAATTCTTAGGATTGTTCATTAAGGACTTTGAGAGAATCATGAAATACGATAAATCCTCACAATACGTCAATCGAAAACTCAAACGAACCGAAAATCCACGTATAAAATAAAAAAACCCCTGGCCATCATTTAAGCCAGGGATTTTTTTTCCGCTTTTTTTGGAATGTAAAGCTAATTTTGGTGGCCTTACTCTTCTGCGAGTTTTTGGAAGTAACTTAGTGCATCATCCTCATCTTCATCGTTACTAGGAGCAGCTACGGCTACAGGAGTAGGAGCAGCAACTTTGTTACGACCTTCACTGAGATCTTCTAGTTCACCACGGAAGTTATCTTCTTCAACGAAAGATGATGGTTTAGACTTGTTACCAAGTACATAAGCAAGACGAGTCTTTAGATCATCATAAGACTTGAACTTATCACTTGAAACTAACTCTTGAAGAGAGTATTCTTTCTTCCATAGAGCTTCTAGTGCCTCATCATCAGGTAGAAGTGGACTTACTGCAGCAAATTCTGAACTGTCATAGTTCCAGAACCCTGCAACCTTCTTGATCTTAATCTTAAAGTCAGCACCTTGCCAGAAATCAAAAGGATTGATTGCATTTTCATCCTCAAACTCAGGCTGCATTGACTCTTGAATCTTGTCAAATATTTTCTTACCAAATTTGTATAAGAACACACCACCCTCATTAGAAGGATTAGATGGATCTTTTACAATGTAAACGTTTGCGTAGTATGATAACTTACGTTTCTGTTTACGTGCTATTTCTTTGTTTGCGTCTGAACCAGAGTTCCACAACTGTGAATTATGTTCAGATACTGGATCTTTTGAACCAAGAGTGGTCAAAGAGTTCTCCATATACCAACCGCCAGGGCCTTGAAATGCATGAGAATACATTTTCACCCAAGGAATATCTTCCCCTTCTGGTGCTGGTAAGAATCGAATAACAGCATAACCGTTACCTGATTTATCAACTTCTGGTTTCCAGAGACGTTCATCTCCACCAGATGTAGTATTCATTTTTTCGACTTCTCTAACCAATTTAGATGTTAGGGAGCCAAGCTTGGATTGTTTTTTTAAGTCTGAAAAAGACATGGATTAAATTAGATTAAATTAGATTAGTTTTGATAGACCATCTGCCCCACCCTTTCGGATTGCATCTTAGGTCAAAAAAAGAGGGAGGTTGGGTTCCTGTGTACCAACAAAGAATGGGCATTACTACAGAGTAATACATTCTTGCCTGAGACCCGACTGGTAGGTCGGTTCTGCATCGCTGCAGCAGCACCACCTGTGTCTCATCACCTTAACCAGCGGTTGCCAGTAAGTTTATTCAGTCACTCCCATGTTGCGTCCAACATTTATATTATAACAAGTAAATTATAAGTTGTCAAGCTCGTTATTTTCAACGAATTCACGAAGGTTTACAATGGTATCTTGCATCATTTTAAAGAGTTCGCCTGGATTTACATTCTGTTGAAGACCTAGTAGACCCATAGAGTCTTCTATGTCCTTTTTCATCTCCATAGCCTCAGGATCATCTGATAAACTCAGACGAGTGTACATGATACGTTGTTTCTCTAGAAGTGTTTCTAGGTTTTCAATATGTACATACTGATCATCAATATCTAAGTCAGGAAATTTAACTGCATCAGCTACAATTACTTCCTGTAGTTCATGTATTTCTACAAGTGCAGCACGCACTTGAGCACTTTTCATAAAACTCATAGGACTTTATCTTTTAGAATTTTTTTATAACGAGATACATCTATATTTAGGAATGGTTTGTATTTTTTTATCTTCAAGGAAACCGCACCCCATATAGGATCTAATATTTTTTTATCGAATCTCTCTGCATATCCTAGAATCCTATCAAGAATCACAAGAGTCTCTATTGATACCTCTCCTTTCAAGTATTCTTTGAGGATTTTCGGATGTTGGCCATCACTATCGAAGTAACTGTCGAAACTACTCCCTTTAAAGACTCGTTCAATTTCATCTCCGAATACGTAAGCGAGTGATTGATTTCTCTTCTGCCAGTCTTGGAAGTTGGTTTCTCCATTTTTAATAATTTCTCCTATCCATACTTTAGATGGATCTTCTGTTGATATAAAGTTTGAAATGAAGTATTGAACTATTTGTTCATCACTCTTCTTACGACTCATTCTCTCAAAGAAGTATCTATCCTTCCTGTTATTGAATGAAGTTGCAGAAGCTCTAGACTTACCACCATACTTAAAGTAATCATATTTATCCTTAGTAAAGTGTTGTTTCATTGCGACATATGTTTTGTAGCATTCAAATGGTGTCACTTTCATTGTTTTTTATGTTTATATCCAAAAAAGTTAGAGATACAATATCTACCTTGTCCATCATAATAGTCTGAATTATCTATACTTACTTCTTTTACTCCATGTTCCACCCAGCCTGGAAATATAATCATTGAATTATTCTCACATGAATATTGATAGTCATGTTTTGGAAAAATTAATTCACCACCACCAAATTTCTTAGGTTCCTTATAAAAATAAGAGAATGACAAAAATTGATAAGCCATATCCGTATGGGGTTCATAATATTCTTTATCATGATAATATCTAATCTTTGTTGTGTCGTTATTACAATTGGTGGCCATCTCACAACACTCATGAATTTTTGCAAATGATTCTAGAATATCATTATCAAATAATTTTCTATTAACAGTTAAGATATTTGATAAAGGTCTATACTTACTCAGATATACAGAATCTAATTCAATAGCATGAGAATTAGTCTTACCTACTACTCCACCAAAATCTTTTGCCTCAAATAATTTATTTGGTTTAGTATAAAAATTTAATTCTTCCCAAATCAAATCTAATTCTTGTTCATTATAAAAATTATTAAAAATCAAATGGGGAAAAGGTTCTCTGAACCCTGATCCTCTTATGGTTTCCATTACAATGGCAATTTAGCTAGTGATGTGCGTTTAAGAAAGTTTAATTCTGTAGCTTCTGCTTTTATCTTTTCCTTCATTGGTTTACTTATCAATTTAGAAACAGAGTCTACTTCGATTTTATTTTGTTCACAATAATGCACGATGGCATCAATGTAATTGAGATCAGCGTTATCTTTAACAAGATTCTCGATGTCTTGAGTGAATTTATTTTGACACAGAAACTTAGCTTTCAGTGCCTTATCAAGATCTTTATTCATGGGTGAAGTTAGTAACAAATTTTTTAATGTATCGTACTAGAAGCTTAATATACTCGTCTTTATCTCTTTTGTCAAATACCTTTACTTCTCCTGACGGAGTTGTCATAATTGTAATCAACTTCTTGACAGGAATACCTGTCATCTCATAGTACATACATGCGTACGCAGCCTCTTGAACAAAATAGTTCTCTAACCAAGCTTCTGGTTTAATGTACTCTGAAGTTTTAAAATCAATGACTGCAAGTTCTGAATCATATTCTGCAATACAATCAACACGACCTGCAATACCGAAAAACTCAGAATACAGGGTGCGCTCAATAGCATGTATATTATTGATTTTATCGAGGAATGGCTTGGCATGGTGGAACATGTATTTTGTAGCGGGTAAATGTTCCTCCCATATAAGTTCTTTTTCCTCAAGATAGTCTTGTGCGATTTCATGGAAATCCGTACCTCTTGTTGTGGCTCTTTTGGTTATCTTATTTGCTTTCTCTTCTCCAATTTTTTTTCTCCACTTTATAAATTTTTCTCTATTATAAAATGAAGTTATTGAGGTGATTGATGGAACCCATTCACCATTGGGTATTTTGTAGAGACGACATCCAGCCGACTCTTTACGATCTAATTCAATTTCACCTAGATGATTATAAAAAGTTTTATTCATTAAAGTCCCAAAGCTAATTTAGTAATAATGTAATCTCTAACTAATCCAGAACGGACAATATCATCTACTCCAAACTCAATCATAGCGAACTGATCGTTCATCTGTTCCATGATTCTCATGAAGTCTAAGATACCATTCTTCTCATTAGTTTTAATCAGATCAGTCTGGGCTGCATCACCACAGAACATAATCTTAGAATTATCTCCCACTCTTGTCACTATACTATCAAGTTCATGAAAATTCAAGTTCTGACACTCATCAATAATTAGAATCGCATCATCAAATGTTGTACCACGAATGAATGAGGTACTCCAGAATGATATAGTCTCCTGTGCTTTCAGATTTCCATACAACATTTCAAAGTCTGCATCTGTAGGCATCTCAAACATATACTTTACCATGTTCTTGTATGGTATCTGATATAGTGCCGATTTGTCCTCGTGATCCCCTGGCAGGAACCCAATCTCTCTTGTTGATACTAGAGACCTAAAGATGTATATTTTCTTATATGGTGTTGTTTCGTCCAAGACATCTTTCAATGCCAGATATAAACTAATAAAGGTTTTACCAGTCCCTGCAGCACCATACGCAAAGATGTTTTTACCTTCCTTGTAGTATTCAAATAATTTCTCTTGATTATCTGTTAAAGCTTCAATATCAATCAAGAAATCATTGTTGATGGGTTTCTTTCTTTTCATTTGCTTAGAAGTGTAACCTACACCGATTGGTTCAATCGTCTTCTTTTTTCTTGGCATGTTTAGTAGTTATTGAATTTACGAACTGTAGCGCCTGGTTGTTTTGACGTTCTGTCTAGAACCTCATTCCATCCACCATCTAACTTGTTCCTCCAATCACCGACTTCTGCTGGCATTGCACATCCAGCTTGCCAATCTTTATCCCAATCAGGATTTTCCTTTCTCCATTCATCATATTTGACCATGCTCATGGATAATTCTTTTTTCTCACCAGTTTCTTTGTTAATAACAGGATATGTGGGCATAGGTATTTAAGTTTTGTAAATTTATTTAGACCCATTCAAGGGCTGCAGATACAGTAGGAAATTGTTCGGTAAATACCTTACGACATGCTTCTGCAATGTCCATGTGTTCCTTCTGTGTACCATGTGCTGATCTTAGATTAATATAATGAACCCAAGAACGGCAAGAACCTGTCATGTAAAGTCTTGTTGGTGTACACAATGGTAGAACCATTCTAGCACACTCCTTTGCGACTCCCTCCTCAATCATCTGATTGTATAGAGATTGTGCAGAACTAAACAAGGTAATCATTTGTGCTTCTAACTTCTGTTGTACAAAAGGATCTAGATCATCAATACTATTTTGACGATTCTTCACATCTTGTCTACGAAGTTCTGGTAATTTAATTTCACCTAGAGCATTACTTTGTGCATACCTCTGAGAGAACTCTTGGAATGTAAAACTACGATGTCTTAATATCTGTGCTGCAATAGCACGAGTTGTCTCAATTTCTAAGGTCATAAAGGCCTGTTCAAATACAGACCAGTGTTGATGTTTGATACAATACTTCAACAGTCCAGAATAATCTTGATTGTCCTGATTACTTGGATTAGAAACTCTGGCGATGTACGCCATATTTTCTTCAGACTTTGGAGTCGCTTGTATTAAGGTGACTTTCATTCTTCTTTAGACGTTTTTTAATGATTTTAGCGTACATCACATCTGCTTTTGAATACAAATGTGGATGCTTTTTAGCTATACTCAATATTTTTTTAATGGCTTTCTTATCTTTCAATGTCATCAAACTCTAACATACGCTAGTATTTATTACTAGTGATAATACGAGTTGAAGAAATTGATAAGGCCATTGGTGTCAAGATTACCTCTAGTTATCCACTCATCAGCACACTCATAGAGGGCCCCGTTGTTTGAATATGTAGAAACATTCTTGAGAAGAACTGATAGAACTTCTATTCTAAAATTAAATTCAGTCCGATCCATCATCATACATCTCGTCATAACTCAGTGGTGGTGGAGAAAATGCTTCCTCTTTGTTGTAAGCATCTACATCTGAATAAACTTCAGATTCCAATTCATCAACTATCTCTTTGAGAGCCATGACCAGAACTTTTAGTTTTCCTTTGTTCATGTCGATTACTTTTTCAGCTAATTATAATACAAAAAAAGAGGGGTGTAAACCCCCTCTATTTTATTTTCCATACAGGAACTGAACTTCAGCAGTTATGATTGTGAGAAAGATAGCAGATGCTACCATAATCTCAATAACTTCAATCACTTAAGACTTGTAAGTTCTTTTTCTGTTCTTACACCACGGTAAGTTAGATCGACCTTGTTAGTCTGCTTTGCTTTGTTCCTGTCGGTGTCATAGACGACACCACGGTATGTGACTTGTGCCATTTGGTTGCTCCTAAAGTAGTTGGAATTTTCACCTTTAACCCGTGAGGGTGATCCGTGTTCCCGTTCCTTCAGTCGGCTTTTGCGTCTCCCGTAGGAGATGAACGAACCCGTTCCGAGTCGGCTTACTTGCGCCCCGA